GTTGATAGTTACATTGTTCGTACCTCCTGCGCCGGATGTGCCGCCGCTGCCCGCTCCTGCTGCCACAATAGGCGCAGTGTTCACGGTGCTTGCCAGCCCTGCTGCGCTCTGTACTGTCGGTGCTGCTGCAACCGCTGCCGCTGCCGCTCCCTGCGCCGCCATAATGTCTTTGGTCTGGCTTGCAGTAAATACGGTGCGCCCCGGTGCGTTTGTGATTAGCTCTGGTCCCGCTTCTCCGGCAATGAATGTGTCCGGCGTAAATGTTGAACCTTTTGCAAGTTTCGGTATCAGCGGAATGTTTATGCCTTTACCGCCAACGCCCGGGACCCAATCTGGTATTTGCAGCTTGTTCAAGCCGCCTATTGCGCCGTTGATAATGTCAATCAAGCCATTCATAACGCCTTTGGCTATGCTCTTTATCGCTTCAAATGCCCCGGAAAAGATGGACTTCACGCCCTCCCACGCTTGCGACCAGTTGCCAGTGAATACGCCAGTAATAAACTGAATAATACCGTTCAGCACGGTTGCAAGCCCGTTTATCACGCCTCCAATGGCTGTCACAACGGTTGTCACAACTGCTTGTATTGTAGGCATTGCCGCTTGTACTGCTGCCAGTATTCCTGCAATGATAGGCTGTACCACATTCCAGATTGTAGTTACTGCCGTTTGTATCGCCGGGATTAGCGTTGTCAACACATTCTGGATAACTGGTAGCAATGCTTGTATCATCTGTGAAATGATGGGTAGCACCGTTGCTGTAATGAATGTGAATACCTCTGAAATAATCGGCAGTACATAGGTTGATATAAAAGTTATAATGTCGCTGATAATCGGCATTATTGCTGCTATTGCGTCCGCAATCACTGGCATTAGTGCTGCAATGAAATCAACAATCTGCCCCACTATTTCCATAATCACGGGTGCTGCCGCTTGCACAAATGAAATGATACCCGGTACAATCTGCGTGATAATGACATTGAATATTTGTTCCATCACTGGGACAACATTTGCCATTAAGAAATTCACTATGGATTGCACAACGGAAATTACATTGCGCAGTATGCCAACCAGCTTGTCAAAGACCGCTGCGCCCTTATCTCCGAAAATCTCTTGTATCTTGTCACGGGCTGCGCCTATGTTTCCATCACTGAAAATACCCTTGATGGTTTCGCCCACATTCGTTATCACCGCAACAATCTTGTCAAAGACCGCCAGTGCTTCATCTCCAAAAGTACGCTGGATGAAGTCCCGCACTTCCTGCAAGTGGTCTTTTAACATCTTGAATACTGTGATAACCGCCGTGACTATTCCGACAATCGGCAACACTTTTCCCGCTATACCTCCCAGCGGTCCCAGTGCCGTTTTTGCAAGGTTGCCTATCGGTCCCAGTATCGTTTTGACGGCGTTTCCTATCGGTGCAAACAGACTGCCTATGCCGCCCACCGCCTTTGATATGCCGCCAGTAATAAATGACCCTATGCGCCCTATCGGACTATTTGCAATCACGCTTCCTACGCCAGACAATAGCCCGCCCAGTCTGCCGCCGATTGCCTTAAACGGGGTCAGAATAAATCCCAGCATTTTTGACCCAGCCCCAGTCAGCGTTCCTGCCGCCTTGCCAGCCAGCCCGGATATGCCGCCCAGTATCTGTGTTTTAATGCCGCCCAGAAACTCCCCAACCTTGCCAGTCAGTGCGTTTCCGCTGAATACTTTACCAACTGCCGTGCCAACGCCGCCCAGTGCGCTTCCTACATTGCCAAAATAGGACAGCAGCCCTTTTCCTGCGCCGGACAGTTTCGTTGCAAATGAAACGCTTGTTGCTGCGTTCTCAATCATTCCAGCCCGTAAGCCTACCAGCTTTTGAATAATGCTGATAATGCCGCTTTCCCCGGTCAGCCCTGCCAGCTTCAAGCCTAAAAATCCGACCCGTGCCGCTGCCAGCCCTGCCACAACCTTTGCAACGGTTGCAACAAGTTCTTTATGCTCTGAAATGAAAGTTGCTGCTTTCTGGATGTACGGCGTTACTGCCCGCACCGTTTCTGTTAATGCCGGGGTCAACGCTTCGCCCAGTGCCAGTTGCACCGCTTCTACTGCGCTTTTAGCTTCCGTCATAGCACCAGAAAAATTGTTCATCATAGTGCCGTACATTTCTTCTGCTGCGCCGTCAGCGTCATTCAGTTTGCTTGTCAGTACATCCCAGCTGCCAGCCGTTCCCTCTGCCGCTTCTGATACGCTGTCAAGCAGATATGCAAACTGGCTGTAATAGTTAGTTCCTGCAATGGCTTTCAATGAAGCGTCACGCTCTGCGTCCGTCATTGTGACCATCTTTGCTTCAAGGTCTTTTAGTATGTCCCCCATATCACGGAAAGACCCGGTTTGTTCATCAAACGCATTTACACCCAGCCTTGCCATTTCCGTCAATGCCTTGTCGTTTGAAGTCATACGCACAAGTATTGAGTTCATAGCAGTTCCGGCTTGTGTGCCTTTAAGACCGTTATTTGCAAAGACGGACAGTGCCGTTGAAAGACTTTCAAGGTTTATGCCGTTTGTTTTTGCAGCACCAGCGCACCCCAGTATTGCTTCCATAAGGTCACTGGATGTAGTGTTTGCCACATTGTTTGCCTTTGTGGTCACATCCAGATAATGCCCCAGCTGGTCAACGGAAAGTCCCATTGCGCTCATGCTGTCGGTCACAAGGTCTGTTGACGCTCCTAAATCAAGACCGCTGATTTTTGCAGCCATCAACATATCATTCAATGCGCCTATGCTCTGTTCACTGGTCCAGCCCGCAAGTGACATATATTCAAGGGCTTGCGCACTCTCCGTGGCGGTTGCCCATGTTGTCTGTCCCGCTTGCTTTGCTGCGTTCTTCAACGCTTCCAGTTCGTCCCCAGTTGCGTGTGTGATACCAGCAACAGTTGACATTTCTTCTTCAAAGTCTTGGTATGTCTTTATTGGTCCCGCATAAACCGCAGCTGCAACGGCTGTCATAACTCCAACCGTTCCCAGAAGTTGTGTTTTCGTCTGCCCTATACTTTCAGATATTTGCTGCTGTTTTGCGTCAAGCCTTTGTAGCGTTTCTTGTGAAGCCTTTAATTTGTCATAGGACTTCTGCAAGCGTTCATTTTCGCCAGTCAGATTGTCCGTATTCACTCCGGCTTCTTTCAGTTCGCCGCTTAACTTGTCCAGTTCTTTTTCTTGTTCTTCTATTTTGGCAGTGGTCTGTTGTATCTGGCTTTCGTTCTTTTCCAGCTTCCGGCGCAGTGCTTCTGTCGGTTCGCCGCTTTGGTTCAATTCCTGCTGCAAGCGGTCATGTTCCTTGTTTAACGCTTCCAGCTTCTCTTTGTTCTTATCAATCGCCGCAGACTGCTTTGTGAAGCCGTCTATTTTGGATTGTAGGGAATTGACATTTTTTAGGCTGTTCTGCAACTGCTTCTGGGTGTCAATGGCTTGCTTAAAGGTGTTTTTGAAGTCACCGCCCAGCGTGGCTTTCAGCTTGAAAAGCAGTTCATATTCTCTCTGTGACCCTGCCAACGGTTTTCACCTCCCTACTTTCCGGCGTTCTTTCTTGCCTTTTCTTCTTCCACTTCTACTTCGTTTACGCTATCAATCCAGCGGTAAAGTTCACGGATTGTCATTTTCAGAAAGAACGGTATAGGCGTATGCGTAGCCCTTGACATTTTATATATCTGCTTTCGCAAGAAGTTTGCCGGGTCTTTTATCTCAATGATTGACCCGTCCGGGGCTTTCGCTCTCGTTAGCCCATACTTATTAAAAAATTTCTTGCCTTGTTCTTAATCTGCATATAGTCACGGACCGGCAAGCGTCTGATTTCGTCAGCCGGGACTTTTGCAGCCCTTGCAGCAAGCGTTGACTGAAAAGCAGAAGAAATTTCCGGGGTCAATACATACTTGTTCTGGTCCTGCAATTCTTCTTCTACTGCTTCAATGTCTTCGCCAGTCAATGTGTCAAAGTAAAATGTCAAAGTCTTGTACTGCTTGCCCTCGATTTCAACGGGCTTGCTGAATGTGTGCGTATAATTCCCGGACTTTTCCTTGTCTTCTTTCTTCTGTGAAAAGTCCACAACGCCGTTCTTCTGCGCTTCCTGCATTTCCTTTTCTTCCGCTGCTCCCTCTGCTGCGGTGTTCTCTGTTACGGTGTTCTTTGTTGTATCTGCCATTTTTCTTTCCTCCATGTTCTAAAAATATGACAGCAAAATGCCAGCGGAAAACCCGCTGGCACTGCTGCCCCGTGTGATAATCAATCCTTGCTTTGCCTTTGACCAAAAGGACTTTGCGGGCAATTATTTGCCCAGTGCTTTCTTGACGGCTTTCAGATAGTCTGTGCCGTTAATCATGCAGATAAAGTTCAGCGGGTCAACCTCTGTCACTTTCTTGCCGTCAATATACATTGCATAGTAAGATACTGCATACTCGCCGGACACATCCGCAGTTGAAGCCGCAGCAACCTTGCCCAGCGTGGTTTTCTTGGGCTTAACTTTCATGATGTGCTTCAAGCTGGCAACTTCCGTTTCGGAAGTCCTCATGTTCATTTGCTGCTGCGCAACCCTTAAATCAATCTTATGCACTCTGGGTTCAAGCAGCTTCACTGCTCCCCTGCCCACGGTGCGGAAATTCAAGGTTGTTGACATAGCGGACAAATGCCCAGTAATGATTTCTTCCACATTTCCTGCAATGCCAGCCCCGGAAAGTTCCTCTGTCAGAAACTCCAAATCCGGCAGCGTTGCTTCTGTGGTCCCCATGTACTCTGTTGCGTCTTCGTACACGGCGTAATTGATAACAAGTTCGTCAATCTTTGCCATTGTCTTTTACCTCCTTTACGCTGCCACCAGTGCTTCAAGATATGACAAGTCATATTCAAGCACAAATTCCAGCTGCTGCAACGGGCTTGGCGGTGTAATGTAGATGTGGAATTTTACATGACCAGCCATAAGCATTGTGGTTGTGTTTTCTTCCTCCAGCATTTCAACACGCCCGCCCAGTATTCTTTCTTCTGCTGTCAGCCCGTTCAACCAATCGTTCATGCCCTGCAAGATTGCGTCAATCAGTCTGCGGGTCAACTTGCGGTCTGTATAAGCCCAGTATGAAAGAATACAAGACTTTGCAACCCAGCGGAACATTCTATTGATACAATAGAAATAGTCTGCGGGGTCTGTATTTGCGGGATAACAAGCCGTATAATTTCCCCAGCTTACAAAGCCGTTGTAGAAATTCAAGCCCGTTACAACGCCGTTTTCGTTCAAGTAATTGGCGTTCTGTAAATCCTGCACAACCTCCGTGCCGTCTGCCAGCACCATTCTGTCTGCTTGCAGTGACTTGTTGCTTGCGCTCTCGCAAGGTGTGCCGCCGCCTAAATCCTCGTTGTTGTCTGTTGCTGTCATGCTGCCCGCAAGCTGTGTGGAAAAGTTGAAAATCTTGCTTCCCAGCGCAAGTTTGGGGAAGCAAACAATTTCCTGCTTCTTCATGAAGTTGTGTGAAGACTTCCACGCCGGAACGCCGCTGTATCTGTTCACGCCGCCGCCGGATGTATCAACATCCAGAATTGCAACCGCTTCAAAAAGACCGTTGATGTTTTCAGCCTTTGCCGCCATAACTGCCGCAATCTCGCTGTCATGTGACCAATTCGGACACAAGATAATGTCCGGCACGGTTTTGTAAAGCGGAAATACGCTGTCAATCAGTTCAAGCCCGGTTGTCTTGTTCGTACTTGAATTATAACCGCCGATAATCTGGCTTGATGTAATCTGTGTGGGGTCAACCTTGTTGTATGCCACATTTGCAGCCGCCGTCCTTGCGGTTAAAAACTCAATCACGCAGTTGGTATCATCATAAAAAACATCATAGTCCGTGCCTACAACCATAGGGCTTTCAGCACTTGAAGAAGTCTTTACAACGATACTGCTTTTGATTGCTTCAAGCGGAAGTTTAATTTTATTGTCTGCGGGTGTAATATCCGCAGCCGCAACCGCCGTTTTGTGTGTTGCCGGGTCAAGCACATTCACGAAAAATACGGGGCTTACATTGTAAAGTTTGAAAGCCGTGTATATTTCTTCGCAAAGTCCGTACTTTGCCCAGTCGTCAGAATAGCCCAGCTGTTGCACCGCTTCTGCGTAACTCTGCGCCATGATAACTTCATTCACTTTGCCGTTTTCGATTGTCTGAATGGGTGCAGCCCCTACAACAAAATGAACGCCAGACGCAGCAACCACGGGTGTTGAAACGCTGGTTGCTTTCTTGCTTGCGCTTACTCCATGTGTTACTGACATTTTTTAATCCTCCTTTGCTAATTCGGCAGCCGCTAATGAAACAAGGTCTGAATAATACTTGTTCAGAATGTTTCCGCTGGTCTGCACCTTGTCTTTTTTCTCTGCCAGCCCATCCGTTGTGACAAGCAGCTTTTCAACAAGCGGGTATTTGTCAATGACTGGCTTTAAGTACGCCTTAATATCCGCTTCCGTTCCGTCAAAAATGCTGTTTGACTTTAACGCCGCCTTTGGCAGTGTCGGTCCGATATAGATTAGCTTTGTGGCTTCCGGCTCTTTCTTTGCCTTTTCTGCCGCTCCTGCTGCCTCGGTATCGGTGTTTACTGGTTCGTTGGTTGAATTGTCCACCGCTGCCGCTTCAACCTCTGCTGCGTTTGCAGTGTCCTTTTTCACTCCTGCCATAACTTTTGCACCTCTCTTTCA